CACCGTTTTGGCTGGTTTACAGTACAAGACCCAATGGCCTTAGTTTAACGACATAACCGGGTCGATCCAAACCAATAACCGCTGACTCCCTAAAGAGAGAAAGTGGATGGATTTGGAGCAAAAGGGATTCCATGGAAACCAAAAAGGGCTTTCTTAGGAATACAAGAAAAAGCTGAAGTTGATGTTGCTCTATAAACACAACTATCAAGAACACTTCTTGACCAAGGCATATTCTGAACAGTCTCTAGGGCACTGACAGGATAGCCAGGAAGTGGCAACTGGCTGCTGAGGTCCATTGAGCTGACTTTCTTAAGAAAGTTAGCAACCTTCAGCTGGATAGGTTTAACCTCAACCTTAAACTTAGGAGGTATCTGGACACCCATCCCACCAAGACAAAGTGGAAGGAAAAGGTTTCTTGTAAAAAGGGAAACCTTCCCGTTATGTCTTAGAAGCGCAGTACATTCGGCTTTGATCTTTTTGCTCTGAACCGACAAGATCTTCTTCATGAGACCTTTCTGGCGACCTGGGAGACTGCCTTGCATTATCCAATTAATGGTCGAAACAAGCCCTAACTCACTGTCTTGAGGATTCATTTCCGCTTGTTGAAGCAAATAACGAATCTTCTTCTCAGGGAGATCAACCCTAGACCAAGGGTTTTCCCTTGATACCAATTCACCGTTCAAGAGCACGCAATTAATATCGCTAGCTTCTTGAACTTTACGTTGACCATAGAACAGGCCAGAATTAAGGTAATCAATTTGATAAGGAGTATTTGCTTTTCCAAAATTCTCCTCAAAGGGAACTCGCAAGTCATAATGGACACTTGTAGAGTTAATGTTCGCATAAACCGGATGAATGTAGGCCTTCCCCACACTCATTTCGAGTCCTACTTTACCTGCAATAGATTTGTGAACATCCCAATAATCAGGATGGCAGGAGTAAACCATATCGTCCCCATTGACGAGGACATGATTGAGACGCTCTTCGTCTGTCCAACCTTGCTGATAGCTGTTTGTCGCTAAAAGATAGACACCTAAGTTGGCAAGACAAAGAATTGGGAATGAAAGAATGGAACCCATAAGTTGGCCATTCCTTTGTTCTCCACGATATTCCCTACGGCCAGGAGATCCCGGAACTGGGTAGTGGAGGGAATGAGGTCCTAAGACCTTCATTGCCATCATCTGATCCTCTAAGGGAAGACCACCGATAACCCTCTGGAATATGGAACCAGAGTATTCCCAGCTCAGCCCATCTGTGGCTGCGCTATAATCAACTGAGAACCATTGATCTTCAACAGTTGACTTCCTCTTCAGATCAAACATATCCGTAGGACTAAAGGGTCGTCCTATTAGACGGAATGGAGGAAGGTCTCGAAGGGCTGTATGGATAGCCTTCTGTAATGGTTTACAAGTATAATAGGGAAGAGCTTCTCCCTTACTTATGACTCTAACCTTGAAAGGTTCTAATATGCCCTGAATCGTACACATATTAGGTTTGTTTCTCTCAATAGAGCGAGATAGATCTTTTAAAGTATACCACTCGTCCCGACCATAAGGGCA